TAATGACCGCTATCTGTTATATATACGGGCTTTTGCATTAGCTCCCCGTCTCTTTCGATCGTTACTTTTAATATAACGCCGTCGTCGTATACTCTTTTAACCATATTTACACCCCCTTAGTATGGTTTACCCTCAAACGTGTTAAAGCTGCGGTAGTTTCCGTTATTGTAAGTTACACCCGAAACCCAAGCGCTATAAGCTTGTACGCCCTCTTTTTTCGGTATTAAATCGTATACGGCTTTATCGTATGCCTCATATTTGTTATTAGCTAAAACGGTTACAAACTCTTCTTTATCAGTAGGGAAAAATAATTTATAACATACCGTGTAATTTTTCATAGCCTGCGCCCCTTTCTATATTGTTTTGCCCGTCCTGCCGTTAGCGCAGCCGTTTTTTAATTTTCTCTTATTTCAAGCTCTACAGTATGCCATTTACTAAGCTTTTCTAAAAACCTTTCGTAATCTTCTATCTGTTCCGCAATACTACCAAATTGGTTTTCTGTTTTACCTTGGGCGAGTTGCTTTTTAAGTTTTTCTAGCCCTCTATTTCTCATATTAGAATAGTAAACCTTGTCTCTTAACGCTCCGCTTTCTGTTCCGCTGCAAGCTATAACCGCGTTATTATGGTTTACTAAGCCGTACTTGTAAAGCCTATTACTATTTCTAACTACTTGACCGTTATAGAGGTAACTATACTTTGCTTTTGCCATTGTCTTACACCTTGCGCCCCTTGGCGTCCCTTTCTTTATTTGATGATATAAGTATATACTTATATAGTGGAAATGTATATTGACGAAATGCACAAATATTTTTAATTTAGTTGTTTAGATTTACTAATAAGAAAGTATATCGACTATGCCAAGTAGCATATTTAGCAAGTACTTAAACGTCTCATGTACTAAAGTAGATAGCCTTAGACAAGGCAACGAGTTAGCGTCTTGACATAGTCAACCCTTGCGAAATGGCTAAAAAAGCCCAAGAGTTGAAAGATAAGTAGAAGATAGCCCCAGTGTAAGTATAACTTCTGCCCCGCGATTAAATCGTAACAAGTATAGCGCGTCGTTATCCCTGCGCACTTGTTACCCCTATAAAGATAACCAAGCCGACCCGTCCCGTTTTTGGTATAGTGCCGTCACGACCCCACTATTAACGGGAGAATAAGCCATAACCGCAAAACTTACCTACCGAGCTACACCCGTCTAATCACTTACGGGGCTTTACCTCTTTGCTTGGGCGTGCCACACCTCGCCGTTAAATTTGATACGTCGCACGGCTGCGTCCACGACGGAAATATAGCGCATTGATTACTTACGCTTATGTATGGGTATCATAAGCTAACGTATGAACCCGTTGTTTTATGATACCACTATAACATATAAAAAAACGCAAAGGCAACAATAGATATTAAATTAACAATTCTATATCAAGTGTAAAGTCGTCCTCTAACCTAGTATAATCAATGCTTTTGATTATTTTTTTAAGCAAATTATTTTTTTCTTTTGCGTCTAAAGTGTCGTACTTGTCAATAACTTTTGACAATATAGGCAACGCTTTATTAGCTCTTTCGTCCTCTTTTATTTCTAAACTTTGCAGCGTTTCAAGCTGCGCGTTAAGCTCTTTTAGTTTACCCTCTATAATGTTAGTACGGCTTTTGAAAAGATCCATAGTATAAACGCCATTTTCTAGCATTTCGCAAGCTACATTAAGCGCGTTATGCTGCTTTTCTATTTCTTTGCTTACTCTTCCTATTTCCTCGTCGCGCTCTTGGCGTTTGCTCTTAAGCTCTTCCTCGTAATTATCTAGTAAGTAGTTAAAGTCTTTTAATTCAGTTTTAAGACGATCTAGTAAAGCGTCCTCTATAGTAGGGCAGACTATACGGCGGTTTTTACAACCGTGCGTTATACATCTATAAACGTAAGATCCGCGCCCGTTGGGACACCTACGCATAACACGCCCACATATACCACACTTAAGAATAGTAGCGAGCGGGTTTTTAAGCTCCTGCTTTCCTTTTACTTTTGCCTCGTGGCTATTAAGTATAGCTTGTACCGTGTTAAACGTCTCTACGTCTATTATGCCCTCGTGTTTACCCTCGTAAACGTCGTCGCGCTTAATAACGTTAATCTTACCTATATGCGTCGGGTTAGTTAATATTTGCCTTATAGTTGCATTACCCCACTTGCAGCCCTTACGGGTAAGTATACCTTTATCGTTAAGATAACGGCATATAGTTAGTATACCGTCGCCGCCTGCGTACTTTTCGAATATAAGGCGTACTATTTCCGCCTCTTTAGGGTCGGCAAGAAGCACAAAGCCGCGCCCGTCTTTTACCTTAGTATAGCCGTATGGGGTAATAGATCCCGTATAGTAGCCCTCTTTCATAGCTTGGGCGCGTCCTCTTTCCATACGACGGCGTATTATCTTATATTCGCGCCTAGACATGAATAAAGAAAACTCGAAAAACTCTTCGTCTATTTCCTCTTTACTTAAGTCGTATATCTTTTGTAGTGTATATATCTTTGTATTACTCTTTTTAAAAACTTCTAATATTTCGCATTGGTCTATTTGATTACCACGGCTAAGCCTTTCTATTTCTATACATACAACGCCCGTATAAAGCCCTAAGTTAACGTCCTCTAATAGTCGTTGCATTTCGGGGCGGTTAGCTATGCTTTCGCCGCTAACCACCTCTTTATATATTGCTACGACATTTAATTTATTACGTTTGCAATAATCATTTAGCATTTTTTCGTGACGGGCTAAAGTTTCCTCTTTAGCCTCGTTATCCTCGTCGCGCGATTTTCTTAAGTATATCGCCACTTTATCAACCATTATTTAACCTACTTTCTTTTAGCATTTTACCAAAATTAGCTATTAACTCTAGCTCTTGCTTGGTATATTCGTATTCGGTAAAGTGTACAGACGTAAACGTATTACCGTTAATTAGTACCTCTAACGATACATTAAAGTATATAGCTATATCCTTTAATACTTTTATTTTTACATTTTCAGATCCGCGAGCATACCAAGAGTTAATAGTACTTGGAGCTACGCCTATAGCCCGCGCTAAGTCCGCGCGTTTCATATCGTTACTTTTTAGTAACAAGTCTAAATTTGTTAAAAAATCCACCTTTAAAAAACCTCTTCCATAAACCATATTTTTAACTTGATCGTTCAAAATCATATTTGAACGTTTATTTTTTTATTCGATATGATTATAGCGAAAACGCGTTTAATTTGCATTAATAAATTGATATTTTAAAAAAATAAAATTTCTTGTTGACAATTTAAATCATTGGTATTACTATTTAAGGCATAAAGGGGAACGCGTAAGCGATTAACTTTATAGGAAAGTGGACGCAATGGGGACATAACAACCGACGCAACCGCGATAGACATAAGGAAAGGGGGCGATAAAATGCAAAAAAAGACGCTATTATATCCGAACATATACGCAGAATTAGCACGTAACGGGTTAACTGTAGCTACTCTAGCCGACTTTATGGGAATGACGGCGCAAAACTTATACGGTAAACTTAGGGGTAATATTGCATTAACCGAAAAGGATATGAAAGCAATACAAGAGTTTTTTAAGGCGAAAGGGGGCGGCGCTTTTACTCTTGATTATTTATTTAATAATGGCGATTAAGATAACAGTACGCAGAAATAAACCAACCGCCACTACATTGACTAATCTATACGACTACATTAACAAGACATTTCAAGAAACAGATCTATATTACACCAAAGAACAGACGCAGGAACTAAAGAACAATGACAACTTTATATTTTTAGAAAGGGATAGATATGGAAAATAAAGATATTAAAGAGCAAATAGAGTGTTTACTTAAGCAGACGGGAAGAAAAGGTATAGATAACTTACTTAAGTATATGGATAATGCGGGATTTTATAACGCGCCTGCGTCTACTAAATATCATGGAGCAGCAGCGGGACAACTAGCCGTACATAGTTTAAATGTTTTTGATGCTGCTATTGATTTAGCCGTAGCTTGGTGCGGGGATCTATGGGTAGAAACTAATATAGATTCTATTATAATTTGTGCGCTATTGCATGATTTAGGGAAAACGGGGCAGTTTAACAAACCGTTATATATTCCTAACGATATAGATACACCGTTTAAATATAACAAGGATCTACTAACTTTGGACCATGAAGTAGTAAGCGTTATAGAGATACAAAAGTATATTACGCTCACAGAAGAAGAGCAACAAGCTATAGCTTGGCATAACGGACTATATGGCATATTTGCGGATAGGATCAAGGGCAAGGAAACGCCGCTATATATGATAATTCATTTTGCTGATATGTGGGCTAGTAGAGTAATGGAAAAATAGAGGGGTTAATATATGGATATATTTGAATTATTAGATAGTTTACCACAGTTTAGAGATGCCGAAATATTAAAAAGTTTTATAAAGGGCTATGCTATTATCAACAAACATGGTTATAACAATATACTTTGTAGCATATCGGGCGGAAGTGATAGCGACATAATGTTAGATTTAATATATCGCATTGATAAAGATAAAAAAGTTAAATATATATGGTTTGATACGGGGTTAGAGTACCAAGCTACTAAAGATCATTTAAAATATTTAGAAACAAAATACAATATAAAGATTATACGCGAAAGAGCTATAAAACCTATACCTATCACTTGCAATTCATGCGGACAACCATTTATAAACAAGCACGTCAGCGAAATGATGTACAGATTACAACGCCACGGGTTTAAATGGGAAGATAAGCCAATAGACGAGCTTTTGATAGAGTACCCTAAATGTAAAAGCGCTATAGAGTGGTGGACTAATTCAAAAATAGTAAAAGCTAATAATCATAGTATGTTCAATATTAACTATAACAAATATTTAAAAGAATTTATAATAGCTAACCCGCCAACTTTTAAAATATCGTCTAAATGTTGCGATTACGCTAAAAAAAACGTAAGCAAACATCTAATGAAAAAATATAACGCTGATTTAATGATTATAGGAGTAAGAAGAGCAGAGGGGGGTATAAGAGCGACGCGTTATAAAAGTTGTTATAGCACTAAAGAAGATGGGGTAGCTAATTATCGCCCGCTATATTGGTTTAATAAAGCCTCTAAAGAAGAATATGAAACGAAATTTAATATAGTGCATAGTAAATGCTATACAAAATACGGCTTTCCTAGAACGGGTTGTTGCTGCTGCCCTTTTGGTAGAAAGAATTTAGAGGAAGAACTAGAAACAACAAGTATATACGAGCCTAAATTATATAAAGCGGTATGCAATATATTTAAAGATAGCTACGAGTATACGCGTAAATATCAAGAGTTTGTCCAATTAATTGAACTAAAAGAAGATAAAACACAGCTAGCGGGGCAAATGAATATTGGCGAGTTTATAGAGGTATAAAATGGTAGAGTTAGACGAACTAGAGGACGTTATAGCTAATATGTTTATGGCAGATAATGAAAATCAATTAAATAGATTTACGATCTTAGCTATAACTTTAATTTTGAAAATAAAAGAAAAATTAAGAAAGGGTAAAGCATGAATAAAGTTATTTTAATGGGACGCTTAACGCGTGATCCCGAGGTTAGATATAACGGCGATAAGGCGGTAGCAAGATTTAGTTTGGCTGTAGATCGCAAATTTTCAGACGGCGCAGACTTTCCGACGTGCGTAGCATTTGGCAAAACGGCGGAGTTTATAGAAAAATGGTTTAAGCAAGGGCTAAAGATATGCTTAGAGGGACGCATAACAACGGGCAGCTATACGAATAAAGACGGCGTAAAGGTTTATACAACCGACGTAATAGCCGATAACGTAGAATTTGCGGAGAGTAAGAGAACAAATGAAACACCGACACCAAGTAACGACGGGTTTATGGAAATACCCGAGGGCGTAGAGGATCAATTACCATTTGAATAATAAGGGGGGTTAATTATGGGAAATATAGACGAAGCAATAGCGGACGCAAGAGCCGAGGAAGAAGTAGCAAAAGAGCAGGCTATAGAAAGTAGCGAGAATAAATTTAGAGAAGATCTTAAAGCGCATTTAATAGACGCTTTTAAAGATAATATTAAATTAAATAAAGAAAATAGCGTAACTTTAAGCCTTAACGAGTATTTAATACTTAAATTTAAAGAAAGAGATTTAGAGAACATTATAAGCGCTATTATACCTAATTTAACTTTAGGATATGACGGCGAAAGCTTAAGGCTAAATAATAAAAGCGACGTAGTAGACGTTATAAAAGTTATATATCCCGATATGTACGAGGCTATATTAGAGGACTTGCAAAAAGAGGGTGAGTAATTGGACCTTTACGAAGAAATACAAAAATTAATGTATGAGTTAACCGCCTCAATTAAAAGGCTAAGGACTAACGGCGCTAAGCTTGCAGAGGCAGAAAGGGACTATAAAATAACGTTAAGGCAAGAGGCGTTAAGACTAAGGGCGGGCGATATGCCCGTAACCTTAATTAATAATATTATCTATGGTATAGACGAGGTAGCAGATAAACGCTTTAAACGGGACGTAGAGCAGGCTAACTATGACGCCAATAAAGAACATATTAACGTAACTAAGCTAAAGCTAAGGATCTTAGAGGCGCAGCTATCCCGAGAATGGGGAAATGCAGGCAAGGGGGATATATGAAAAAATCTATATTACAACGTACCAAAGCTTGTTATATATGCGGTACTACCTTTAATTTACATTTACACCACGTTTTTTACGGTACGGCTAACCGCAAGTTAAGCGACGCCGACGGCTGCGTAATATATCTATGTCAAGCACATCATACGGGATCTCATGGCGTACATTTCAATAAAAAAATAGATCTAACTATCAAAGCAAGAACTCAAATAACATGGCAAAAACATTATAACAAAACAACCGAGGATTTTATAGCACGCTACGGGCGTAGTTATTTATAGAAAGGGGGCTAAAGCATGAGTAACGGGGTGATTATAACGTTAATTATATGCGTAACGTTAATTATATTAACCTATATCAGTAGCAGCGGGAGCGATAAGTAATGTTTATATTAAAATTAATAATTTTATTTGTAGTAGCTAATGTATTTGTAGCGGTTGTCTTTACAATGGACGACATAAAGGAGATAAAAGACATTGAAAAAGATAATAACAATAATAGTAGTAATAATCATTTTAATTTTTATGACTTGTGAGCCACAAGAGCCGCAAGGGGATTTAACGCCGTATATGTCGGATATAGTTTATATACCGCAGCGGGTAAGCGCTAAGGGTAAGGCTAAGAGCGTTAAAAAGAAAACATTAAAAGGCTATGAAAGCTTAGGATCATATACTTTAACGGCTTATTGTAATTGCTCTAAATGCTGCGGGGGTTATGCAGGCGGTAAGACGGCAAGCGGAACGATACCAAAGGCAGGGCGCACAATAGCCGTAGATCCTAAAATAATCCCTTATGGGACGGCTATATATATAAATAAACATAAATATATAGCCGAAGATTGCGGCGGCGGGATTAAAGGCAATCATATAGACATTTATTTTAGCTCACATCAAGAGGCGCTAGAGTTTGGCAAACAAGAGGCGGAAATATACAAAAAAATAAAACCTAAAGTTATAGCTAAATTAAAGGGGGTTAAGCATGGCAAAAAAGTATTATTGGCTAAAGCTAAAAACTGATTTTTTCACAAGTAGAGCCATGAAAAAGCTACGAAGAATAGCAGGGGGCGACACTTACACTATTATATATCTAAAGTTGCAGCTATTAAGCCTTAAGGACGAGGGCTTATTATTCTACGAGGGTATAGAGCCTACTTTTTACGAAGAAATGGCGCTAGCACTAGACGAGGACGCGGAAAACGTGAAAATTACGCTTATATTTTTAGAAAATATGGGCTTGCTTAAACAGAATAACGAGCATGAGTACATATTAACCGACGTACCTTACTTAATAGGCGGAGAGAGCGAAAGCGCCGAGCGTGTTAGACGTCATAGACAACGTAAAGCGTTACAATGTAACACCCCCGTAACAATCGGTAACACAGAGAAAGAGATAGAGAAAGAGATAGAGATAGAGATAGAGGGAGAGAAGAGTAAAAGAGTAGATTACGAGCTAATAGCTCGTATGTATAACGATACTTGCGTATCGTTTCCAAGGCTTACTACTTTATCAGACGCTAGAAAGAAAGCAATTAAGGCTAGGCTTAATAAATATTCTATAGAGGATATAGGGCGAGCTTTTGAACTTGCAGAGAGTAGCGACTTTTTAAAAGGCAATAACGGCAGGAATTGGAGCGCTAACTTTGATTGGATTATTAAGGATAGTAACATAGCTAAGATTTTAGACGGCAATTACAACAACAAAAGTAATAATAATCAATACAACGCTAATACAACGGCGCAGGAGCTAGACGACTTTTACAATATGGCTAGTAGTTGGGCAGAAAGTGAGGGGAATTAATGACATTACGAGAGGCTATTAAGGTTAACCAAGGCAATAAAGTTAGAATAGGGGCGGCTACGGGATTTATTTATATCAACAAATGCACAAGATCTACGCCCAACACATTAGAGCGCTTAAGCTTAAAAGAGTATGAAAGGTTAAAGGATCTTATAGACACAAATATATCACATAAACAAGATTTTAATAATATATGGGATAAAATAACTAGGTATAGGCTTAACAAGATTATTTTACATAGGAAAATAGATAAAATACTAGATTGCATTGCTGAGGAGCTTAAGGACACAGAACGCGACAAGAAAAAAGACTACGAAAATACTAAGAAAAACATAAAAGAATATACGGAGCGATATAAAAATTTTGTACCGTACCTAGATAGAGAAGTTATAAAAATGTATCAATCAGATATTAATAACGACGTTATTATTATAATACAAGGGCTAGAAACGGGCGAGAGTTGGGACGAGCAGGAGTACAAGCGAAAAAAGGGGGCTAACAAATGAATAAACAAGAATTTGCTTTATTTGCTAGCGCGTTAAGGACTTATTACCCAAGAGAAAAAATACTACCAAATACGCAGGCTATGGAGCTTTGGTTTAGTCAATTACAAGACATACCGTATAAGGTAGCCGAGGTTACATTAAATAAATGGGTTGCTACTAACAAATGGTCGCCAAGTATAGCAGATATAAGAGAGCAGGCGGCAGGAATAACGCAGGGCGAGGCTAAAGATTGGGGCGAGGCATGGCGCGAGGTATTAAACGCCGTACACGCTTACGGATCATATCAACAAGTAGAGGCTATGGAAAGCTTAGACGAGCTTACAAGGCAGGCGGTTAAACGCGTCGGCTATATGTCTATATGTATGTCGGAAAACATAGCAACCGAGCGGGCTAATTTTAGAATGGTATACGAGCAGCTATTACAGAGGCAAAAGCAGGACGCACAAGTACCGCCAAAGTTAAAAGCTTTAATGTCTAATATGCCTATGCTATTGGGAGAGGGTGGCGAGTAATGGCTTATATATGGATTAAGACAACCGACGACGAGTACGAGCTTATAGTAGCTATGGGAGATACGGCTAAAGCTTTAGCGGTGGAGTGCGGGACGTCAGTTAATACGATATATAGCGCAATGTCGCACGCTAGGAAAAAAGGTTATAAATGTATTTATAAAAAAGTGAGGGTTAAAGAGTGAAAAATAATTATAAAATGCCTTGGCATATTAGGCAATACGTTAAACGCGAGCTTATGGACTATAAGGACAATAAAAAGCTAGTTGAGAAGTACGCAAGCAATCTAGGTAGGAAATATAAAGGCGATACTAGAGAGCTAATATTAGTGTTAGCTAGGTTAAAACACATAGAAAATGTATTAGAAAGCTTAAATAAAGAGGACAAAGAGGCGGCGGAAATTATATTTATAGATCAATATACGCAAAGCGGCGCGGAAATAGCTAAAGGATTAAGTAAAGCAGCTTATTATAACGCTATGAATAAAATTATCTATTTAACCGCCCGCGAAATGGATTTAATTTGAAAAAAGACGGGAATTAATGAGCAAGAAAGGGGCTTATAATGGATATAGGATTACAAGAAGTCTATGTTAACTTAAAAAATTATGATTTTGACGTATTAGGAAGTTACAAAATGGATTCAAAAGAGGCACAAAAGATTATTGATTATGTAGAAAGATTAAAGGGGGCAGAAAATGAAAAAAATAATTGATTTATCAGAGTTTAACGGCGCTACTAATTTTTTATTAATAGCCAAGAATACCGACGGGGCAATATTAAGGCTAGGTTATAGAGGATGTGGCAGCGGGACGCTAAAAAGCGATAAAAAATTTAACTCATATTTAACGGCAGCAACAAAAGCTAGCTTACCTATTGGCGTATATTTCGTAACGCAGGCTATAAACGAAAAAGAGGCTAAGCAAGAGGCACGCTACGTATTAGATATACTAGACGGCTTAAAGCTACAATACCCTATATATATAGACAGTGAAAACGCTAATAACGGAGCAGGGCGAGCAGATAGCGGCAAGTTAAGCAAGGAAAAACGCACTAATATATTATTAGCTTTTTGCAATTCGATAGAAAACGCAGGATATAAGGCGGGTATATACGCGTCGGAAAGTTGGTTTAAAGATAACTTATACCTAGGCAATATACCGCCAAGTATTAATTTATGGGTTGCTAAGTATTCCAATAATGAGCCGTCTATAACTTGGGACGCTTGGCAATATACAGATAAAGGCAAAATAACGGGTATAGCGGGTAACATTGACGTAAGCAAGTTTAAAGATAGTGCTACCGACACAAATGTCGGGAGCATAAAAAAGAAAACGGACGAGGAAATAGCCGAGGAAGTATTAGCGGGTAAATGGGGCAACGGAGCAGATCGAAAAAAAAGAATATTATTAGCGGGTTATAACTATAACAGAATCCAAGAAATAGTTAACGCTAAGCTTAAAGTTAATACTAAAAAATTTTATTATATTGTAAAAGCAGGCGATACGCTAAGCGGTATAGCTGCTAGATCTAATAAAACGGTAGACGAGTTAGTAAAGCTTAATAATCTTAAAGATCCTAATAAGATATACGCAGGACAAAAGCTTAGAATCGAGTAAGGGGGCGAGTAAATGACCAATATTCAACTTATAAGTATTATATTAATGCTTATGTCTATTTTAATAATAAATATTGGTATATTTTTATGTTTAAAAAGAATATGTCAATATTTAGCGTGTATAGAACATAATACAACTTTATTATGGCTTAATAAAAAATCTAAAATAAAAAAGCGTAAAGGAATTATAAAATTTAACAAATTAACAGAATTACCAAGAGATTTTTAAGAATAGGGGGCGATAATATGCAAATGAGTAACAAAACATACGACACACTTAAATATATAGCTTTATATGTGTTACCTGCTTTGGCAACATTAATATTAACGCTTGGCGGTATATGGAATATACCATATAGCGAGGCTATAGCGGGTACAGTAACGGCAATAGATACATTTATAGGCGCTTTAATTGGAATAAGCGCCAAGAATTATAAAGAGGGTGAATAAAATGTATAACAAGAAAAAATGCAATAAATGTAAATATTGCGGCAGGATAACGACAATAGGTATACATTGCAATTATTCACTAAGCGGGCAAACTTGTTTAACAATAGAGGGTAATAAGGTAGTTGATAGGCGCGGCAATGGTCCTAAAAATTGCTTGCTATATGAAAGGGGTTAATAATGGATCTAAAAAGTTGCAGCAAGTGCGGAAAAATCCACGCAAGGGGCTATAAATGTAACGTTGGTAGAATATACGGCAAAACGAGCGAGAATAAGCTAAGAAGTCGTTACGCATGGACTAAAAAAGCTAAACAGATTAAAGACGACGCTAACGGGCTTTGCGAAGTATGCAGGGCGCAAGGTTTATATACTTACGACGGTTTAGAAGTACATCATATAACCAAATTAAGCGAGGATCATAACGGATTATTAGACGACGACAACTTAATAACCTTATGCGTTTATCATCATAAGCAGGCAGACGCGGGAGAGATAGACGCGGACTATTTACGGGAGTTAGTCAAGGTTAGACAAGATTTAAACAAGATTTAAACAAGATTTAAACAAGATTTAAACAAGGTATAACGGCAGAAAGTGAGGGTAAGGAATGACAAGCGAGGATTATAAAGAAAGATTTAAAGCGGAGTATCAACAATTAAATATACGTAGTGATAAGCTGAAAGCGTTTATAAAGGATTATAGCGAAAATAAATTAAACTTTACACCAAGTACACCTAAACACGTATTAGAAACACAATTATATTATATGCAATCATATTTAACAATTCTTAGAAACAGAGCAATATACGAGGGTATTAACCTAGACTAGAGATACCCCCGAGGGGTGGCGGCGGTTTAGGACAGAACGATCCAAGAC